GGGCCCGGCGGGGTTCCTCAGGGCCACACGGAAGCCCGACGGGAGGGTGATGACCTTCCCGCCGGGAGGGGCGACGATCGACGGGCCGACGAGCGGCGCATCGGCTGCGTCCGGCACCGGGTCGGGATCCGGGACAGGGATCGGCTCAGAAACGGCCGGAGCCGGGTCGGAGACGACCTGGGCGACCGGAACATCGGCCGGGACCTGCGCGGGCTCCACGGGGGCGGGAGCGTCCGCCACGGGGGCGACGCCGGGGTCTGTGGGCTGCCATACGGGTTCAGACATGTTCTTTCCCTCGCTCGTTTCGATTATTTCGGATGGAAGCCCTCCCCCGGCCGGAGCCGGGGGAGGACCAGGGGTTACGCGTAGGTGCCGGTCGGCAGCGCGTTCTTCAACGTGGCGAGGACGGGAGACAGCCCGCCGCCGCCAGTGCCGGTCGCGTCCGTCGCGTTCGCCATCGCGCGGCCCGTGACCTCGACTTCAAGGTATGACTTGCCGCGCGTGATCTTCGCGTCGTCGGTGTAGTGCTGGCTCATCTGCAACGCCAGCACCCGGTTCGCGCTCTGCGTGAACGTGGCGACGACCGCCTCCTGCGAACCGTTCAGGTACGCGAGGAGCCGCGACTCGTCCTGGGCAACGAGGGTCATCTTCGTGGTGACCTCCAAGCCCCCGACGTGGATCGTGTACGGGTCCTGCGCGCCGAGGGTGAACACCGCCTCGACGGTCTTGCGCTTCATCGCGACCTCCATGTTCTGAATCGCGACGTTCGACGCCCCGCCGATGGTCACGGCCCCAAGCCAGTTCGGGATGGGGACCGTCGTCGTGTAGGCCGCCGTCGGCTGCGTCTGCGTGGCGGACGCCATGCCGGTCATCTTCGCGTCGAAGTTCATCAGCCCCGCCGCGTCGAACTTCAACGTCAGTTCGTTGACGACCGCGCCCGCGATCCGGCGGGCCTGCAACCCGGCCTCGTTGTCCGTCCACGAGTACGACGGGGGCTGGCCGTCGGTGGTGTTGTCCAGTCCGGAGGTGTGGGTGTACGGGTCCGACGCGCCGGTCACCGTGTCCGACCCGAGGACGCCGACCAGCCACCAGCCGATGCTGTCCGCGAACACATCGCCGGAGCAGTCGATCTCGGACGACCGGGGACCGTTCTGCATCCCATAGTCCTCCGACATGCTGCCTCGCCAGCCGCCGTCGATCAGTTTGAGCACCTTGTCGTGCGGGTCGTACTTCTTCACGGCCGGGTAGAACGTGGGCGCAACGCCCGTGCCCCGCACGGCTTCCTTGGCGACGCCGACGACTGTCCGCAACGCCGCATACGTGGTGTTGACCATGACTACCTACCTTCGCTGTTGCTGGTGTTGCGGATCTGCCGGTCAGGCGACCGGGGCCTGGGGGGTGTCAGTGCCAGTGTCGCCCGACTCGGGCTCCGGCGTGGGGACGACAGGCGCGGCGGCCTTCGGCGGGGTGGACGTGACGGTCGGGGTGAACGTGCTCACCGGAACCGACGGCTGAGACGCGACCGGGGTGCCGGTCGTGGTCTCCACGGCTACTGCGGGCACAGGATCCGAGGCGGGCGCGGCCTCGACCGGGGCACTCGCTTCCTTCTGCTCGCGGGTGAACGTGTTGGTGGTGGCGACCGCGTCGGCCGGGGCGGGCTCGAAGTCCGGCCGCTCGTCCAACGCCGAGTCCGCCTCCGCGTCGAGGACTTCCACCACGTCCCCGTTGGTGATGACCACCGTTCCGTTCGCCGTGTCCGGGACGATCAGTTCCGACTGCCCGGTGTACGTGTGCTTACCCATGACGTTTCCTTACTGCTCGGGGACGATTGCTCAGGTGACCTGGTTCCACTCCTCGACAGGGAACCGGACGACCGCCCATGTGGCGATCAGTCCCCCGTCGGGTTCCATCTGCTCAGGCTCCCCATACTCCACGGCGAGCGACTGGTGTGCGCCACTGATGATCGGACCCCCGTGCGGGGTGCCGAGGGACGGGTCCATGCGGAGCCGGTTGCACAGGGCGTCGATCACGGCGTCGAAGTGGTCCTCCGCGACCATCGAATCCGGTTCGGCCGAGCGGTGGAACACCTGGACCGCTGCGGTGTAGGTGGTGACCCGGAACCCTCCCTGCCCATCGAAGGCTGCGGGCACCTCCGCCTGGGCTTCGATGACCGTCACCCCGAGCGCCCCGGACACCTCGCCGGGAGCCCCGGACGTGAACGAAAGGCCCTTCAGGTCGCGGGGCCGCGCGCGGAGGATCATCGACATGCCCGGAATCGGCTGCGTCGGGTCCGACAGGTACGCGTGGAGCGCCGCCCGGACGGTGGCCCTACTCACGGTGCCACCGGCCGGTACAGGGCCAGGATCGACTCTGCGATATCGAACTCCTCCGCTCCGGGCTCATTCCCGGAGTCCTTCGACACGGTCCCAGCGGAGCCGGACTTCATCACCAGGGCACCGTTCCCGGCCTGCTTCAGCAACGCGGTCGTCGCGTAGATGCACGCCTGCTCGACCTCATCCGGCATACCCGTCACAGCCGCCTGCGCGCTGAACGCCACCCCAACCGTCCCCGTGAGGGTCACGGTGTTGCCAGCGACCGACAGGGCCGTCACGCTCGCGCCGCTCAGGTCGGTCTGACCGGATCCCGCGCCGGACGGCCCGCCACCCTGGGCGAGCCGGAGGTGGGTGCCGGGGACGATCCCCGTCGGGTCGTTGACGACGATGGTCGTGTCGGTGGGTGCTGCGGGGGAGGCGAGGGTGGTGACCGGGTACCCGGCGACGTACGACAGGGACACCACGACCCGGCCCCCCGGCTGCGCGGTGCCGAACTGCAACGGCCCCGTGAACCCTCCACCGAGGGACGCCTGCAACGGGATCTCGACAGACTGGTTCTCGACCCACACGCGAGACAGGTCGTTCAGGGACGACATGCTCGCCGCGTCCACCCCGAACGACACCCCGGTCACCGCGACAATCGGGTGCTGCCTGGGGTGCAGCCGAAGGATCCCCTGCGGGTGGATCCGGGCTCGCATCGACTCGTTCGTTGCCTGGGCGGTCAACGGCTGCTCGGCGCACTTATCGCACCAGGAGGACGCCTGCCCGATGATCCTCAGCAACTCCGCATCCTGGTCCGCCTGGTTCCCGTTCCGGATCAGAGCCTGCGTGTCGATGGCGTGCGGGGCGGCGCGGTACTGGTCGATGGTGATGTAGTTGATGACCCGGTCGGGCATCGTCTTGTTGTATGCCGGTGCAATCGTCATGGCTTCCCTCTCGACACAATCGGCGGAGCCAACCGGGCTGCGAGTTCACCCGGCAGGACGAAATTGTCGGCCTTCCTGGGGACCAGTATGCGGCGTGCGACCCGGTACGCGCGTGAGACGACCTGGGAGCAGATGAGCCGATCTCCACGGTTCAGCCGCTCGCGGGCGACGGCCCCGAGGAGACCGGGGAACCGTTCGAGCACCTGAGCCCAAATGTCGAGGAACGAGTAGGGAACGCCGACCATGCCCTCGGCTGCGCCGACGATCAACTCCCGCTCGTCGTGGGTCAGGTTCTCGCTCGACCACGCATGGTGCAGGTGCTCGTACTGAGCCCATTCGGTGACCTTCACCTCGCCCCGGAACCGGAGGCCCCGGCGCTGCACGTCCGCCTCGATGATCTGCCCATTGCCGATGTAGATGCCGCAGTGGTTGGCCCACTGGCCCTCGGCTGGGACGCCGAGCCAATGCTTCTGCGCGAACCGGATCCCCTTGGCGACTACTCCGGTGGTCTCGACCACGAAATAGTCGCCGGGGGACGGGGTCAGTGCTGCGCTACCGTCCACGACCCGTGCTCGCATCCGACGGTCTCGGCACCCTCGGGGGCGCCGGCCGGGAAGCATATCGGGCAGAGTCCCGCCTGCGCGGGCGCGGGCGGGATGACCTCGGGGGCGGCGGCCTCCGGCTCCTCGACCACGGCGGGGGCGGACGGGGCGGGTTCTGCCACCACGGGATCCGACTCGACCACGGGGGCGGTCTCGGGCTTGGGGGTGGGCTCGGGCCACACGGGGTCCGGCGTGGAAACGGTCATGGTGTCTCTCCCTCTCGTGAGCACGGCCCGCCGCACCGGCCACAGGTCGTGAAGAACGACCCGAACCCGCAACGGGTACAACGGCGGCCACTCGACCGGGACGACACCCCGGACAGGGAAGCCTCGTGGAATCCCTCCTGGCGGAGAGCCTTCGCGTCAGAATCGGCCACAGTCACATAGCCGTCGGACGAGTCGTACCGGCGGATGACCCCATTCGGCAGGGCCACCTCCGTCTGCTTGATCAGCCCATCCGGGGCGACCAACCTTCGAGCCATTCGGGTGCCTCTCTCGCATGCAACCGGCCACCCTCGGTTATCTCTCCGGGGATGACCGGCGCGCCAACGGGGCTCAGGCCAGGGTGTCGTGGAACACGGCAGCCATGTTGAGCACGGTCTGACGGGCGGCCTCCTGCGCTGCGGCACCGACCCGGTCGCCCACCGCGAGGCGGGCGGCCTTCTCGGCGGCGGCGGCGTCGCGCTTGGCCTGCAACTCGGTCTTGGCCTTCGACGGCAGAGCCATTGGTGGTCCTCTCCACTACTGCGGGAACGGGGCTCACCCGGTGAGAGGTGAGCCCCGCTCGTCGGCGTCAGGCCTTCTTGATGCCCTGGACGATGCCCTGCCACGCGGGGCCGTAGCAGTAGAAGGTCCCGAACCAGTACGACGACGTGTCGTACGAGTTCTGGATGACCGGCCACTGGATCGCCATGTAGTCCTGCACGTTGCGCGCGGTCCACAGGTTGTCCACGTTGCTGTCCGCGAACGGCAGCGTGTGGGAGAGGATCGGCGCGTTGCCCTGGGGCAAGTACGGGTGGACCGTGAGGTCGACCATCTTGCCGGTGACCTCGTTCACCAGCCCCACCACGACGTTGCCGAGGGACTGCCCCGACCCGTCCTGCTGGATCTGGATGCGGTAGTTGCTCGACCCGGCGCTCGTCTTGAGCAGGTCGGACAACTGCTTCCGGTCGAACCCGTTGAGCAGGATCTCGTCGGGGTCCGCGAGGTTGTTCTGGTACATCGTGCCGAAGGCGGTCTGGAACTCCGAGCCGGGGCTCGCCGTCGAGAACGCCGCGTTGATCCGGTTGACGTACCCGGACCCAGCGCCCGAGCAGATGGTCAGGATGCCGTCGTAGTCCTGCGCGGACGCGGACGTGTCGGCGGTGACCGAGGAGGCTGCGACACCCGAGGTGGGCAGCGGACCCTGGACGGTGACGACCTTCGACCCACCAGTGGCGGCGAGCCACCGGGCGGCGTCTCCGGGGTCGGCTGCGCCGGTCCCGACGTAGACGTTGTACCCGAGCGCGCCGGGAACGTCGGGGATCGTCACGTCGAGGACGCCAGCGGCGACAGCGGTCGTGACGGCGGCCGACAGGACCGACTCGCCGAAGATCGACACGGCGGTGACCTTCGTGTAGTACGAGGTCGTGCCGCCCGAGATCGGGACCTCCGAGCCGACAGCGGCGCGGGTGGCGGCGGTGACGCCGGTCGGCTGGGCGAGCGCACCCGCGAAGCCTGCGGCGGTTCCACGGCCACCGAGCATGAGCCGCTCCTCGGACAGCATCGACGCGTACAGGACGCTCGACTGGCTGACCGACCGGGCGTCCATGAAGCCCGCTCCCGCGAACTGCGCGGAGAACGGCACCGAGTCCGACAGGCCGAACTGAAGGTACGGCACCGAGGTCTCGGAGCCCGCGTAGACGATCTTCTGTCCACGGTTCAGCGCCAACGAACCGAAGTTCGTGGTGGTCGAGTCGGTGATGCCGGGGCGGAGCGGCTTCGGGCCGCCCTGGGCACCGCTGATGCCGGTGATCTTCTTGTACTGGTGGGCGACACCGACACCCTTGGCGCGCGGGATCTTGTTCCGCACGGGGGTGGGGCGCGGGTACAGCATCTTCGCCGGGGCTTCGAGGTCGTAGGCGACATAGCCGGTCGACAGGGGACTCGTGAGGGTGAAGTCCTTGTTGACGTTCGCCTGCTCCAACTGCGTCGTGATCGACGCGAGGACGTCGGCCGACAGCGACTTGGTGATGACGTCGTTCCCGAGGAGGGCGGTCATCTGGTCGACGGGCGCGACGGCCTTCGTGAGCACCGTGGCACCACCGTCAGCCTGACCGATCACCCGGTCGCCCTTGGCCGTGTTGGGGGCTTCGAGCATCGCGTTCTGGAAGTCGTCCCATCGCTGGGCGAGATCCTTCTCGTCCGCTGCGTTCGCGAACAGGGTTGCAATCTTGCTGTTCATGCTGCGCTCCTATGCGCTGGTAACGGATCGCGACCCCGGCGGGGTCAGCGGGTGGCCTTCTCGCGGAGTTCACGGGCGATGGCCCGGTACCCGTTGGCTACGGACTGGTCGTCCGCTGCGTCGGCCTTGGCGGTGTAACTCTCCGCCTGCTCCAACAGAGTGCGGCGGTCCACCTCATCGGCCTTGGCCCGGTCGGCTCCCACACGGATCCGCACGGGGCCACCGGCTGTCGGCTGCGCCGTGACCTTCGCCAACTCGTCCCGCAGAGACTGGACCTCTGCCTTGTGGACTTCCTCGGCCTTCGTCAGCGCCTTCGCGACAATGCTCTCGATCTTGGTGGTGAGCCCTTCGTCGGACAGGATGCCAGACTGAGAACCGTTCTCGTCTGTCGACTCGCCGGTCTCATCCGAAAGGCCGAGGACTTCCGCGACCGCGTCCTCCACGTCCTCGTCCTGCTCCCGGCTGATGAACCAGCGGAGCGCGGCGACCGCGTCGAGGAGCCAACTGATATCCCCGGCCTCTCCGAGATCCCCGGAGGCGAGACCTTCGGCCTCGTTCTGGATGAGCCGCGCGATGGCGGCGATGGCCTGCTGGGCTCCGGTGATGTTCTCCGAGTCGGCCTTGTCGACCGGGTGAGCCCACCCCGACACGACGTCGAGGATCCCCTGGGCGGCGACCCGTACGGCCTGGGCTGCGGCTGACACGTCGTCCGCGACCTTCGCGGCGACCGGCGGGACCGGGGGCTCGGCGGGCGCGGGGGTCCCGGCAGGAGCCTCGGCCTTCGCCGCGACGGGGGGAACGTCCACCCCGGCCAGCGGGTTCGCATGGGGGGCGGCCAGGACCGGCTCCGGCTCCGGCTCGGTGACGACCACGGGCGCTGCGTCGGTCTCCGGCTGCTGATCCTCCGGACCCCGCTCCACGAGCGTCTGCTCCTCGACCGGGGCGATCTGCCCCGCCTCGTCCGACTTCGCGAGGACGAGCAGGCACTCCGGGTTAGCGGGCCGGTCGACCAGCGACACTTCGATGATCTTTCCGTCCACGATCTCCCCGCCGGGGGCGGTGGCGGACTTGACCACGCGGGCGTTCTTGATCCCGATGCTGAAGCCGGTGAGCACCTGGTGCTCCACCTTCGCCACCGAACCGGGGTCGACCACGCGGGCCTGGATCATGTGCTGGCCGCCCTCGGCCTTCCAATATTCGAGGGCCTTCCCGGCGGCGATGTGGGAGTGCTGCTCCCGAATGTTCCCGCCCTCCCCGAACCACTGAGGAACGGCGGCGTCGAGCCAGGTGCCGTTGCAACGCTGCTGGTCGCGGTCGAGTCCGGTCGTGGACACAGGGCCGCTGACCAGCATGGTTCCGTCGGCCTGCTTCTCCGCCTTCGTGATCGCGGCGTACAGGTACTTGGTGTCCATTGCTCAGTCCTTCCTAACCTTCTGGCCCCGTGGCGGGGACGATCGTGCATCGACAGTTCGGATGCACCGGAGGTGACCCGTTGGTGAAGTCATCCCATATGGCGATGGCTCCCTCAGACTCGTTCTCGTTACACAACTCCTCGACCCGAGCATCCTCTGCTGAGAGGAAACTCACCCACTGGACGCCCATTGTCCGGTACGAGTCGTACTGTCCGGCGGTAAGCACGCGGGTGGTTTCCGTGTTGGCGACCATGTCCGCTCGGGACGGGTCGTCAAGGATCCCGGCGAGGACGGTGGCGAGGTCCGCGTTCGTGGACCCCGTGCTGATGTTGTCGGCCAGTGCTCGGGCGAGGTCGTCCATCCGGTTCGCGCTGATCGACTTGATGGTGACACCGGCCTGGTTCAGAAGGTCCTGAAGCACGCTCGCGTCGTTGATCCCCGAGAGGAGATCCTTCGCGGCC